CTCGAGTATATCCGTGACCCCTCGAATCCTGACATCATCCCAACAGTCGAGGCAGCCGAGTGGACCGCATCTAACTTCCATAGCATCGAGGCAGTGGAAGAGGCCCTCAAAGGGTTCCCACTTCTAAGCTCGGTTGTCTCCCTGCGTAAAGTCCTCTATGGGAGTCACAAATTTGAGTCTTTGATAGCGTACGATCGGATCGTCTACGCACTCCTTTCCCTCCACAGGGTTATAGTTCTACCACCAGTGATGGACTTTAGCTCTATCACAGACCCAGGAAAGGGGTCGGATGCGAAGATCACGGACGAGGAGATAGCCTCAGCACTTGACACACTTGGTATCACTCCCTCTGAGTTTAAGGATCGGTTACACGCGAAGTCCGCAGCCCAGGAGCATTACATCATGGCATCGGCTGGCCCCAATGGACCAGCTACTTGGACGGCATACTCAGATGCAGTCGCTCTTCTTGAGGATCTCACTATCTGGAAACAGTTCCGGACATTGGCGGAGAAAATGAAGCTATCACGCTTTGTTGACCATCTTATAGCAGTGTCGGCTGTCCCAAACTCAGACCCTACACCTGGTACGCCGGTCTACTCAGGCCGTGTCCACACCTTCGAGGAGTGGGGCGGTAAGACCCGTAATGTCGCCATCGTTGATTACTGGACCCAACTTATCTTGACACCTCTCCATGACACTATCTTCGATTACCTACGGGCCCTGACGACAGATGCGACCTTCAACCAGGATGCCGCATGTGAGACTATCCGCCTCTGGACAGCCAATAAGGACTCCGTCCTTAACTCTTTCGACCTCACGGCTGCTACTGATCGGCTCCCTGCTAGCTTCCAGGTACGTATTTTGAAATACTTACTCGGTGACGCTGCACTCGCACAAGCCTGGGCTGATGTCCTATCAAAACGCCTGTACCGTACCTCTGACTACCAAATGATCCAATACTCAGTGGGCCTACCAATGGGATCTAAGTCAAACTGGGCAATGCTGGCTCTTACTCACCATGTTATTATCCAGATAGCAGCATCTCGTGCGCTTGACAACACGAGTGGCCATGTACTGGCCAACCCAGGTGCTCCGGTTACTTCTACTCCGAAGGGTATGTTACCAGGAGCAGGGGCCTACTCAGCATACCAAGTATGCGGTGACGACGGCTGCATGAACGGTACCCGGGTAGCAATAGAGTACAAGGCTATCATGAGCCAACTCGCTCTTGTAATCAACGATACCAAGTCAGTATTACACAATACGACAGCCCTACCGGCAGCAGAGTTCTGCAAGAGGGTGTTTATCGCAGGTTTAGAGCTAACTACCATCCCAGTCAAACTACTCGTCAAAACGACGATGAATGGGCGTCTTGCGCCTCAGCTACAGTCCCTACTCGTTAGTAGAGGGATGTCACTACCGGGATCTGGAATCATGTCATGGATGGCAGCACTAGTAGATCACGAATCATTCTCTTTCTTGGTAGTCCTAAATCTACTCCCAACAGCCATAACTGGACTATCTGGTACGGTCCCATTACCTCACAACGCGCCTAAATTTGAAACAATGCTGGACGAGACGGTTACCCTCGACGACGGGAAGATAACCCAGGGTTACACATATACAGCCGCAGTGGAAGAGCTGAAACGGTTGGACGCACTATTACGTACAACTGAAGCTGTTCACAAGGGGATAGAGCAACATCTACTCGGCTTCGACCATATCAACTTGGATGACCTAGGCTGGGCTGGAGATCTTGAGGGAGCCCCGGTACTTGCCCAG